CGCAAGGATAACCCCAATAGATGTTGGGACAATCCTTGTTGCTGTTTCTCAACTCAATCGCATCCTTTGGAAGTTGAACGCGACGCATGTTCTTGACACTACAAATGTCAATCAAACTCACTGTATGTGGTTTGTAGTAGAGATCCTCTCCATCATCAAACTCACAATACATCATTGAAATATAACCTTCAGGAATCATACTTCCTCCACCTCTTCTGCGTTCAACTTCAACACCATTAAATTTGCGTAGATCTCACGCAACAATGGTTGGATCTCACTCTTCTCGTAGTGGTCAGTGAGGGGCCATTCCACCTCACGTTCCAACATTGACTCAATCGTCTCGATTGTCTCTACAACATCTTTCATTATACATTCACCATACAATTTTATTCAGCGTTCAGTTCTTTCATCTGCTGGATTGCCAAGTTGATCTCTGGATCATTGTCACAAGTGTCAATCAACTCAACGCGACCATCATAGTCCATGCTAGTCTCAAACGGGATACACGCTTCATCTCCTTCACGGCCAAACTCCGCACCATCTTTCTCAACAATAATGGTGTAACCGTCAAAGTGGTAATTACCGTTGAGATCATAAACCTCACCTTTATCAATCACTTTACCTTCGATGTATGCACCCTTAGAACCACGGAAGTCATAACCGCGAATCACTTGACCAACTTCTGCAAGATTTTCATACTTCAACATAATCATTCCTCTCTCAATCAATATGGGTAGTATACCAAACTGGACGAAAAGGTCAATAACTTTCGCCATTGTTTTTTTCAATCAAAGTTCGTCAATTTCATCAATTTTCTCAAACTTACGATATCGTTTAGAAAAAGATTTTGGTATATCGTAAACCTTCAACTCACCGTCTACTGGTTGGAACGCAATCAACTTCCCAGACTTTTTGTTCACATAGTAGGTGTGCGGTAAAAGTTCTGGGGTAGTCTCTTTCAATACTTCAATCACCATTTTTTCAAATCACCTTTCACTGCAAGATAAACAATCGCGGCAACAAGAACACCGCCAAGAAGAATCACATCGTAGTAGTTCTGTGTGTATTCCATAAAAAACCCCTCTCAATCAATATGGTAATAATACCACACTGGTTGGAGGGGTCAAGAACTTTTTTATTAGACATTAGTCTAATGTGATATTGTCGTCCATACCTGTTAGAGTAATGGTGTCTTCTAAGTCAATTATTAACTGATTAAGATCATCTGCAGTTCGTGGTTCATCGACTTGATAATCTGTTACGCCCTGTTCACTGCCATTTTCTTTAACAAAGATTAAGTCTTTGACATAAGAGAATGAACAACCATTTAAAAAATACAAGAAAGACTCAACAACTTCGTCAAGGGTTTCGCCTTCAACTGTGTGTTCGACTACTGATGTGTTATCATAGATATCTGTAACTTCTCTACGAAAGGTATACTTATCCTTCATTTAATACTTCCTCAATCATTCCAACATACATTGAACCGTGAGTCTCTTCGATGATCTCTTTGATCTCTTCGATAGTTTTGTCACCATTCAACAAATCAATGATATCCTCTTGGACATCTAACTCTTTATTCCCCATCGCGCTCATCGATCATATCTCCTAATACAGTCTGACCTTTGCCAGATTTAATATTACCACGACTGTCGAAATGAATCAACCCCTGAGATTCTAATTGTGCGAGAGTGAGAACGGTTGCTTGTTCGACACCTTCTTTCATTCCTGAGTTATACGAAAAGTAAACCGCAGCAACAATAGTCCCCAGAAAAATAATTACCCATTCGATTGGCATACAATATCCTTAGTGGTTGATTTTGTCGATGAACACTGATTCGTCCATCACATAAAAGTTTTCTGCATCAATTGATTTGGTCTTTAATCCATCAGGGAAAACAAAAACAAATTTGATGTTTGAATATTTATCTAGAAACCACTTTAGGTAACGAATTCGATGATAGTTATCATCTTTAGATGCGTGTGTTTCGGGTCCATAGTTTGTGGTGTTCTTATAGACATTATCTGTTGAGACATCGCCTTCTAAAACAAAGTCCATACCAAAACAATAAAGAATGGTGTGTTTGCGTTCAATCGCAGACTCCATTGCAATCATACCTGCATTAGACCGACGACGAAACGGACTGTATTCAATCGACTCGTAATGTTTTTCTACAGGCGGAATTACAACCGTACCCTTGCACTCAAAGTTCTGTTCGCGAATCTCACGAACCATTCCGGTGTCAAATGAGATGAGATAATCCCAGTCCGCAAAATCTCTGTACAATGCATTGCATCCAAAGATTGGACCGTGTCCTACTAAATTGTTTAGGTCAATGTTCTTTCTAGATACGCCGTTACCGACGATGAACGCGACCTTGTTCACATAACTCATCTTCTAATTCATCCCAATCTTCTGATTCTACTACATCAATCAAGTGCGTCTTATAATTGTGACGCGACTCTTTTTTAAGAGGCCTCTTACGAATCCCCTCATTCTCTTCGGTATACTGACGAAAAGACTTTTTGACTTTACCCATATTAGACTCTTATCCGATTTAAAACCAATTCGTCGCTAAGTTGGGAAACGCTTCCGCGACCAACTTGCGAGTCAACCCCCGATACGGCAATTTGCGATCCTTCATACCCAACAAAACCTTTGCGTCTTCTGGACGCAATGACTCCAGTGTTTGAATAAACAATTCTTCACGACGCGTCTGTTTCATATTTTTTTGAGTGTCTGTTGGTCCGTCAACAAAAAGATAGAATCGTTTCATTTCGGTTTGTAAAGTGACACCTGCGTCTGAGTTTTCATCGAGTGCCTTGTATGGAGGAACCCCTTCAGGTAACATCCATACCACATTCGGGTCATAAGTATAACCTAAGATTGCTTTCATGACGGGACCTGAGTTCGCGCGCAAGATATCAATCTTTTCTTTTTTAGTTTTTGCCTTACCGACTTGAGTAAAAATCGAGTCAAAGGTTTCTTTAGACATTAAAATTCACCAATGTGTTCAGTTAATAATTTAAGTTTATTCTTAATAAAATAGTTCAGTAGACCTTTACGATCCGGAACCTCGTAGTTTTCAAATTGGTCTAAGACTTGTTGTCTAATATTATCAGGAACAAAGTCTAAATCAACCAACTGTTCATTGCGTCTATAATTACGCAACATATCTTCTGTACAGAACTCTTCCGGTTCTAAATCAATCCAGTTCTGAATCTTTTTAGACGCGAGAGGTTTCTGCCTTTCCTTTGCGACAATGCAAGAGTCGTGCGATAGGAAGTTTGGAATGCCGTCACCACGATCACCCTTCATAATATGTTCCTTGAGGAACTGAACGGGATTGGAGACTTTGATCCACTTTTTAGTCACTGGACTAAACTGAACCACATTCGCATACTTTTGCAATTGTCCAAAGTCTTTGTCTCCAGAAAGGATTAGAATCTTTTCTGAATCTTTACTATTTAGTTGCGTTCCGAACTTCTGCACCAAGACTGCGATGAGATCGTCTGCTTCTGCGTGTTCGACCTGAATGACCTTGTACGGAAAGGATTCTTTGATTTCGCGTTTGATCTGATTCAGAATCTTGAATATTGCAGACCAGTCTAAATCAGACTTCTCGCGATCTTCTTTGCGGTGTGCTTTGTAGTAAGGGAAGACCTTTTTGCGCCAGTAATCTTTGTCATCACAACAAATGACAAGATCACCATACTCTTTGAACTTCTGTCTATACAGACGGATGGAGTTCAAAACCATATGGCGAATCAAGTCTTCCTCTACTGTTTTAGTATTACTTATTTGCATCATCAGATTACTAATCATAACCTGATTTAGATCTAAAAGTATCATCGTATTTTCCAATAATCTATCTACTCTATAAGTTTATGATAGATTACTTTCCTTGTCAACCCTTTTGGTTATAAACACGCAAAAGACTTCGCAACATTGATGTCCACTCAACTGCGCGTAAATCCCAGTTGTAGAAGTTATCAATGTAGTTTTTCGCAAACATCAGTTTATTCTGATTCTCTGGATCGAGATGTCTTTCAATTGACTGATGAAGAATATTTGCAAACACATTTGCGTGGAAGTTAATATCTTCGTGCCACTGATATGTTGTTGCGAATCCCGCAGTTGTCTCCGGTAACGCAGCATAGTTAGGACACACAACCTCACATCCTGCAGACATCGCCTCGATTGCGGCAATACAAGAGGTCTCTTGCCAGATGGATGGGTATGCGAAGATATGCGACTCCTGCAGTGCAGTGCGAATCACATCATTTGGTTGGAACCCGTGATATGTCATATTCGGATGCGCCTTGACGCGTTCGAACAGATCCTGATAAGGTTCGTCTCGATCAGGCCATCCATATGCTTGGAAGGATGAATAGACATCAAGATGAATCTTGTCTCCGTGGTGTTTTGCGAGTTCTTCCATTACAGGAACAAGAACTGCAAGACCACGATGAGGAGTTGTATGATAAATCAAACGAATCTGATCTTTACCCTTTTCCTTATACTCAATCGGATCAATCGCATTCTTGAGAATAAACGATTCTGAGTAAGGCACACCGTGCGCAAGATTGTATGTTTGGAATTGCCAGTTGGAAACAAAAACAAGTTTCTGAAACTGTTCACGATACGGTTGTTCTGAAAGTTTCTGAACTTCAGGATCTGACCACAAATCGTGCAACCAAAGAATATTTGGTTTAGACTCATCAATCTTACGGACGCGCGACTTGATAATAAAAAACTCATCTAACAAGTCTTTATCTACGCGTTCATACAGTTTTGCATTCATCAACTCTGTTCCGCCTTGCGCGGTAGAGTATGTTCCATCTTCTTGCATAGTAGAAGTCTTTTGTCTGACTTCACTATCATCAATTACATTTAAACTCATAAGTTCTCTGTTAATCCACTGTCACTGTCATATTGAACTTTAACAAGACCAAATGTCCCGTCACCTCTATCTATCCATTGTAACACATCACCCGCATTTGCGTCAAGGTGATCCAAGACCTCTTGAGGTAGAGTTAGGATGGCGTCCTCTCCATCCCACTCTATTTCTACTGTCCAAGTATCGTTGATAGATTCTTTGTCGCTGTACACGACATCACTTGAGTTTTTAAGTTTCACTTAAATACTCCATTACATTTTCAGGAGAGGTCTCTCCATAAGGATCGGTTTCACAACAGTCTTCTCTGCCTGGTTCTTCGAACCACTTTTCAACTACACCATCATTGACAACCATCGCGTAACGCCAGGACCGCATACCGAACCCTAAGTTGCACTTGTCAACCAACATACCCATACCACGAGTAAACTCACCGTTACCGTCGGGAATGAAGTTTAGGTTCTTGACCTTTTGATCAATCATCCACTTGCGCATCACAAATGTGTCATTGACAGAAATGACATAGATTTCATCGATTCCAAGTTCCTTGCGAATCTCCCAGTATTTTTCCTCAAACCCAGGCACCTGATATGTCGAACAGGTAGGAGTAAATGCGCCAGGCAATGAGAATACTAATACTCGTTTACCTGCAAAATAGTCTTGTGTGGTGAAGTCTTGCCACTTAAAAGGATTGTCACCACCGATAGATTCGTCCCGTACTCTTACTTTAAATGTTACATCAGGGACGCATACGCCGTCTTTCATTTTCTTTCCTTGTTAATTTCCAATTCTAATTCGATAACTCGTTTTTCCCATTTTGCGATTTTATCTTGTTTATGTTTCGCCTCTGCCTTGAGGAGTTTTAACCATGCTTTTTGAAGTTTTAGTTTTAATTCTAATAATTGTTGTGCCATCAGTCCCAAAGACTCCTGTAATACTTTCCAAACAATCGCAACCCGTTATTTATTCTCTTATTATGCGACTCCAAACCCTCGCGATCTACCTTAAGTTTTCTTACTGAAGTTTCGAAATCGTCGTTTTCACCTACTTCAGAATGATCGTAGAACTGACCTTCATTGTCATCATCAACAATTTGTTCGAATGCCCAGATCATTTCATCCATGACCCAATCCCATCTTTTAAAGAAGTTCTTATCGGTTGTGCCGTCTTCTTTATACCTAGAGGTTTCTAACTGAGTGGGTTTAAGGAATAATGGAACATCTACACTGTCGACATTGGGTGCGCCGTGTTTGGTGTCTTTGAGTTGTTTTAACATCGGAACAATAATCAATGCAAGAGTATGATCCATATTCCAAGTGTCGTAGTTATGAATTACGATATTTTCTTCTCTTTCGAAGTCTTCAGAATCTTCTTCGTTTGAATATCTACCAAGTCTTATAAACATACTACATCACCCATAATTGGCGTCCTCGGCAGGACTCGAACCTGCGACCGACTGCTTAGAAGGCAGTTGTTCTATCCAGCTGAACTACGAGGACATTAATTTTCAACATCAACCTTGACTTTCTCTACTGTCTTCCAGACAACAGTTTCATTTGTGTCTGTCTTACACAAGTTTTTCTCAAAGGTTGTTACTATGTATCTGTCTTCTGGTAGAGTTGGACAACTCTCTGCAATCACCTCTTCTCGGTCTTTGCAAGATATCTCAGTTCCCCAAACATGTTCAAACATCCACCACCAAGTCAGACCTAAAAGTAACCAACCTATTGAGTTAAACATTAGAAGTTTTCCATTGCCTCGTTCGCGATGACCTCATCTTGTGGGTCATAGGTATTGACGATGTCGCCTCCGTGATATCGATCAGTTGGATCAATACTCAACTGCACATACGCGCGGAAGTATCTGCGTTCGTCAGTAATAAATTGATGTTCAATGACATATCGTGAGACATCAATGTTTTCAAACCCAGACTTCGACACCTTCGTGGTCTTTCGTGTGGTGACACCTTGTCCGCCTTTTCCATTGTCGGAAATGAATGCCTTGACTTCTGCGGATGACTTTGACGCAAGTTTATCTGCAAGATTGACCTTTGCTGCGTGGACTGCCTTTTCTAGTGCGAACTGCATATCATCAGACAATCCAGTACCTACACCATAGATGCGTACCTCACTATCTTCCGGCATATTTAAAAACCAGTTAGGGACTGTTTTGTTGCCTACAACAACATCTTCCTTAGGCGGCGTATCAACCACCTCTGGAGGGCGTTCCATAATCCCTTCGTCATTGTCGTCCATCTGCATTGACGAACACCCAGAGAGTACTGCAACCGCACTCAAACCTATTAGTAACCGTTTCATAGTGTCTGTAACCTATCAATCATCATATTGGTCAATTGTATAATCTCTTCTCGAAAGAGAACTCCTACAAGTATTCCTATTACAAAGTTTAACATTTAATACTCCACCGTGTCAAACCTTTCTGCCATCAAATCGATGAAACGATTCTCCTCATCGATCTCTGCTTCAATCGCATTAATCAATCGTTGGATGCGCAATGCCTTACCATATGCACTGATACCCACATTGGTCTGTGCGATTTCAGAAGAATCCAAAAACTGCGCCGCATCTTTCAGCGTGTTCAGAATCTCTTGATTATCAACTCTCATTATGCTGTCTCCAAATAAGCATACTCTTCATAAGGAAGTGGTTCACAGTCAGGTTGAAGACCCTGAGCATTAATCCGCTTTTCTTCCTCCTGCTCACGTTCCCACTCTTTCTCCATCTCGTACTGAAGACGGAGTTGATCACAGATGTTTTCGTAAGTCTGTTCCAAGTCTTCAATGTCCATTTCGTCCCACGCGAGACGCATACGACAACCGTACAAGTCCTTAGACGCATCACTGATACCTGCGATCAACTCGTACCGCTTGAAGTCTTCTACAGTGTAGACACCCATATCTGCCCAATGAGACATGTCATCAGTGTACTTACTCATCCACAGGCCAGGTTCTTGTTCCATCATCAGGTCAGCCTTCGCATTCAAAGATTCAATGTATTGCAATAAAGTCATTATGCCTCTCCTCGCATTGTCAAAATAATATCACGAACACATTCACGGTCAACGGTGTCTGCACCGTACTTCATGATGTCTTTTTTTGCTAGTTCATTCTTGAGGTATACGTTGATACCGTCAACAATCTCTTCTTCAGTAAACTGAAACTCTTCAGCGTAAATACCGTCAGCATCTAAACAGTAGAAGTCTTTCATGTAACGAATAAATTCGTGACCGCGTTCTGCAAGTTTCATCATATCGTTCAAGTTCATAATCAATCTCTCTTCTCAATCAACATGTATAGAATAACATAGTGAGGGATGATTGCAATACTTTTTTTGATTTTTTTGAAAGTTTTTTGAGTAGTGAAATCAATCACTTAGACTAGATACTTCATAAGATTCATCGCAGTGGCAGTCGCAGTGATTGCGCCACCTAACAGGATTGCCCTGTCGTTCCAGACTGAACCCACATAAACCCACAAACAGGTTGATGCAAAGTAACTAATCTTACCTGCGAGTTCAAGTTCCGATTGAATCAAAAAGATACCAAGGATTGCAAGAATTGTTGCGCCCCACTTTGCGTAGTAATCTGCCGTGCCAGTAGGTGTAGTGGGACGGAGGTCTTCTGCTTCTTGTTGGAGTTCTGCGAGTTCTTGCGAGAGTCGTTTCTTTTCTTGCGCGAGTTCCATCGCCAAACGCCCTGCCTTGGACATTTGCGAATCTTTGAACTGCTCGTGAACTTCTTCTCTCACTTCGATCTCACTCATAGTTTGATGTCCCCTAGATCTTCGATCAGGGTCTTTTTAATTTTATTCCAAGTGCGAATATGAATGCGCTGTCTAGAACGACACTCAGGTACCGGATGGTTATCTGTCACTCTAACCCATTTACGACCGACACGCGCGCGGATGATGCGCGACCCACATCCAATTCGAGGCATCTGGTCTCCCAGATTATGCACCTCGTACAATTGAGTAATCATACTCCGATCTCCTTGAAACCATCTTGTTCAAAATCTGCAACCCAATAGTCGCAATGACCATTGCGTTCGTTTTCGTTGACGCGAACACACCAATCGTATGCTTCTGCCTCACCTGCGAATGTCATGGTTTGTTCCATGACCATGCCTTTCATTAGACCTCTAGTGAAATGGGCATTGAATTTAAAAACCGGAACTATCATAAGAAAACCTCTCTAAGGACTATATTTACTATTATACACAGTCCCACAGAGAGGTCAATACTTTTTATAGATTATTTTGTTATATGTATATAACTTTTAGTTCTGAGGACCAAAGAACCAATCATATTCTTCATCAGTATATGGGAACACGGCGAACCTCCTTCTATCAGATGGGTTTAATCTATTTATATTGCACCGCACAATTATTTTGTGACATCAATACAAATCTGATTAATATACCAATCATACCACCGTTTGTACATCTCAACATCATAATTTGCGAGTTCATCCAAACACTGTTCTGGATTTTCAATGTCTCCCTCAACCACTGCAGGCGCATAGTCACATCGCGCAAAACACGCAACAGGTTTTTCGTGTAACATCGCCTCTTGTCCGGATCCGCCGTTAAGCACAAACATTGCACTACAGTTCTCTACAAGTGCATTAAAGTTTACATTATCCACATATTGTACATTATCGTGTACATTAATAATCTCTTTGAGGGGTTCCATAGACTTGAGATTTACGGGATGTCCCTTAAAGACGACTCGCATTCCACGGACGCGTTCTGCCATCTCGCAAAGTTTTTGTACGAAATGTTCAACTGAAAAGTCGGAGTGATACTTAATCGTCTCGTCGTGGGGTAACTGTAATGGAACCAAAATGTAATTGTCTTCTGTCACCCACTTTGGAATATTGTCTGTTTGTAGGTGCGCAAACTTACCACCGCCGAGTTGTCTTTGCATCATTTCAAACGCATCATCCGTGTATTCCATCTCAGGGTCAAATGATGCGATGTATTGTGCGCCTCCTGCCCATCCTAGTGGATCGACAGTAAACAACCACGGAAATACAGTTTGCATATAGAAGAATGTGCGATGACCTCCACCCCAATTATGTTGTTCGACATGAGGAACAAGGAACTGTGCATTCGGAAAATACTTTTCAATCTTTGCATTAAACATCCAACGAGGCGATGTAATTCTGTAGTATCCCTCATCTCTTTTTTTATCGATGAAGTTTTGCCAGTGTTTGCGGATGGGTTCGTTGACAGAACCTGCACGAACAAAATCAAACTTCTTAAATGGGATATCAAGACGCGGCGCAAGAATTACTTTGTCCTCTGTGACATTCATAATCTTGTCGTGATACTCGTGTTGTTTCGCGACATAGGTTTCATTGTCGTATTTACGAGGACCCTTGCCTGTCCAGATTGCGGTACCCTCTTTAAACTCCCAGTCCATAAACTCTCCGTCGAATTTGTGGACAAACTCTTTTGGCACTTGAGTCATTGCATGGTTAAGTGCGATCTGGTCATTGAACCATCTGAGGTCTAACCCTGCGAGAGTTTCTGAAATTGCATTACAAACATTCATTGCAGACCGATGTAAAAACACACATCCTGCGGCGCACTTGGTTCCTTCTGCCTCCCATCCGACGGTACCTTCCAAAGGTTCGCGCGGAAAGTATCCTACAGGCATCGCAGGGAACTCAAAGTTCTTCATCACCATACAATCAATGTCAAGAATCATCAGCGCATCTGCGCGACTCAACAAGAATGGCGCAACCAAGAATCGCAATGACGCATACAATGCGCGTTGTTGTTCTGTGGTGTATTGTGACAAATCTGCGTCTTCGAATGTATATGTGACATGTTGTGACACGCGAGAGTTCAGATAACACGCAAGTGCAAACACCTCATCATCTGGATTAATCACATGAATGTGAATGTTAGTACTACTGTGTTCTCCGATACTACTTACGAATGCAGGTGCGAACTTCTTAAAATACTTCGCATCACACGCAGCAAAAAATACCTGTCCCTGTGGGACCTCACCGTAACGATGTTCTTTCATTTCTTAATGTACTCTTTATTTGTTGGAGGATATATCCCATATTTTTTTTCTTGATAGGGAATCCATCGACTTGATTTTCTCATAAAGGGAATTATATCATATTTTTCGCACAACTCAAAGTATTCTTCGATTTGATGTTCATTGTGTTTAAATGGAATGAACTGCCAGTAAATTGATGCGCCGAGAGATTTGCCTAAAATCATTGTATCAAACACTTCTTGAAAGTTAGTATTTTTTCTGTAGATGTTTGCGGTTTCCTGATTCGTCCCATCAAGTGCAAAATACCAATCGACTCTATCATCTATTGTAAAAGATTTTTCCCACCACTCTTTTGATTTTCTTGTTCCGTTTGTATATATTTTTAAATAAGAACAATTACTTTCAGAAAACATTTCCATTAGTTTATGAAACTTTGGATGATAAATTGGGTCGGATATTTGTCCGCAAAAAGTAATTTTATCAAAAAAAGATAAAATCTTTTTAAAATCTGAAATAGGTAAATCTCTGGACTCTTTTATTCTTTCTTTGGACTTTTTATATTTTTGTCTATCACAAAATGGACACTCCAAAGGGCACCTATAAGTAACATCTATATTTACTTTATTCTTTAATGATTTCATTTTTACTGCACCTATGCAAACATAAAGGAAATGAATCTAAATCTCTATAGAAACTTACCCATTGGTCTGAAATTATTATGTCTTCTATTCTGTCGACATTTTCTACTTTAAGTTCATCTTCAAAAAATCCTTGCAACTCTAACATAGGTTCTACATTAGGTTGATCACACCAACAACAAGGCAACAAATACCCCTTTGCAGTATATGCAGGACTACTTTTGCCGTTTAGACACTTTGGATCGACTTTTTTATAATCCACTACTGACCTCTAGTTACATCAAACCCATTTGCCGCGCGATAACCTTTCTGCGACTCTTTCTGGTACGGAATCCACTGTTTAGACTCATACTGTTGAGGAGTGTACCCTGCCGCCTTTGCGGAGGCGTAATACTCATCAAACAAATCTTGTACATCTTGACGACGATGTTCGCGGAACTCACCGTCAAACCAATGTTTCCATCCTTTCTCTTCTAAACGCGGTAACGCATACTTAGCGTGCATCTGCGTACTCATATCAGTATAGTGCAAAATCTTGATATCGTCAAGGTTATCATTCTCACCATCAAAGTTGTTCCATTGACGGTCAAAGGTTTGTTGGAGATGCGGATACATGGGTAGTGCCTGACATAGTTGTTGATGCGCAAAGGGAGTTTTGCGAGTTTGTTCAACTGAAGGAATGACTCCTTTTGCGCGTTCACAGTTCCACTTTGAAACGCAGAAACGCCATCCACCCTTACCCATGATAATTGATTTTTCATTCCAAGGTTCGTTCCAAAGTTCTGCAAGATCTCCTTGAATAATCATATCGGAGTCCATATAGATTGCCTGTCCTTTGAATCCACAAAACTCTGGAATACCCCAACGAAAACCTGAGAACGGTGTTGCCCAAGTTTCGGACTTCCACCCATACCAAAACGACTTAGGGTCAGTTGAGTGTTTCATCCAATGAATATTGATCGGCATCGAACTGTTCTTTCTTGCGGAATATTCTAACACCATCTGTGACTCTGCGTCTTCACCATTAGGTGCGCATCCTACAAATAGTTCAATTGTTTCACTCATACTTATATCCTAAATATTTAATCTCGTTTTTGAATAACTCTGATACTTTGTCAATTGTGTTTTTAGTATGCATCTCTTTGTAAGTGTCGACTTTTCGAATGCCAGATTTGAGTCGAGTATTTTTCCAATCACCTTCTGTAATATTAAATCCAAACAAATCATTTAGTTCTGAATACATATCTTCCATATTTTCGTACAACCAAATATTGTCAACCATTATATTCTTTTTAAATGCATACTTGTTCCAGTCTATAGGTAACATATTTCCCGATGTATTAACATACTCTTCAAAATCCATTGTACCGAAACGTTCTTCTTTAATAATTTTGTGCCAGAAATAAGATGAAACGACTTTGTCCCAAGGGTTTCTCTCAATAGTAAACTTATAATACTCTTTCCACTCTCTTGGATAGAAGTTTTCTATTTGTTTCCATCCCATATGACCGTCTTTGTTATCGGTGTTTAGTGGAGGTGTGTTGTCGCGTTCTGAACCTGTACAGATATCAAACTCTCCAAGGTATGGATATAATAACTTTTCAAGTGTCGACCCTGCGGTCTTACGCGTCTTTACAAAAATGAATTGATGTTTGTGCGATATAATCATTGTGTGACTACTACTGTTGCTCCTTGAAACCAGTTGCGAGAGATAGGCATCACCTTACGGTCATACTTTTCCAACCATTCGTTTAGCGATTTCCATTCGTGTTCTTTCCAAGTTGTGTACATTACACGATTGGATTTGCCTTTGGGGGATGCTTCTTTGAAGACTGTGCGCCAGCAACACAACTCATCGAAACGAATGATAGTGCCGGGCACGATGCGGTCATTCAATAGGTTTAGTGAATAATCGGTGCTGGAATAAATGTCGCAGTCTATGTGAAGATAAGAAATGGGGTCAGATGTCGAATCGAGGAAAGGTGCGAGGGTTTCGTTAAACCATCCTTTATATAAGTTAACATTGTCCGGTACATCAGGCAGTTCTCCCTTGCGATCAAATGCGGATGCCTTTACATTTTTCTGTCCCATATCCCAGTCTTCCGGTAGACCCTCAAAAGAATCAAACCCGTGAAAAGTTAAGTCTGGTCGTGCAGTTGCGAGACAGGAAATGGTGACCCCATTGTAGACACCAAGTTCTACATTGAGTCCCCACTTGGGAAGATATGGTGCGAGGTACTCTAACTCGCGAATACGGACATCGTTGGTACTTTCATCGCCAGGTTGGAACTTAAACTTGGTGATATCTTTAAATTCTGTAATCTTCATTCAATACTCTACCTTCAACAATGTGGTCTTTTTTCTTGTACCACTTACCATTAATATTATCATTAATCCACTGGTCGGATTCTAAAACATCCTTTTGAAATTGTAACCTAACTTCCTGATAATTGCAATCCCCTTTTGTGGTGTGCATGGATACAATGATTCGTTTGAAGTTATCTTCGCCCTGTTCTTTGACGAGTTGTTTAATTTCATCATTAGAACCATAATATTTTTTCCAGTCAGACTCAAATCGTTGTCTGCGAGTTTTACCTTTTACCTTTCGGATTGAATGGAAGTATTTTCTGCCGAGATATTTGCGTCCATCGGGGCACTCGATGACATAGACGAAACCTACGAATTTGCCTATGTCATCGGATGTGAAGGGTTTACCATTAAAGGTCCACGGGTTATTATAATCTATCGTCCCAGTATTCGTCGTTGTCATCACCAAAGTCTTCTAAAAAGATATCATCATGAAAATCTTGATCTTCGACTTCTACATCACATCCACAGAATGGACAGTAGATTGGAAGTTCAGAATTTTCTTCTCCTTTTATATAGGACAACTCACAAGTCATGTTGCACTGGTCGCATTCTAAGTTGTGGGTGATTTCTTGAGACATTTTTTATTCCTTATGCTGCGTATGCGTCTTCCCATGATCCAGTCAACCCTGCAACCTCATATTCGGTTACACGATTCTCAAAGAAGTTTGTATGGTCTGCGCCATTCAATA